GACTTGCTGGATCAGTTGTTGAAGGCGTCGGCTAAAAGTTCGCTCAGTCATGGTCTGCAGGGGTGAGGTGATGGATGGATTCGTGATCAACAACAGTGAACTCAATATCAGGTGTATTGATTAACTCATCAACCTTGCGTTGAGCAGCACTATGTTTTTGGTAGGTATATTCCTTGACTTTGTGTGTTTTTAGGTTTTTAGTGCGAATGACGCAGCACACACTGCTAGGCAGCTCCCACCCCGCCACCTTCCAAGACATGATTTCTTCAAAAGTGTGCGGAATGAAATGGTCATCACTCAGCTCTGCATACTCTTTCCAGTTGTTAGGGAAATAATCTTTACCAGGCATCAGCCAACCTCACGTTCAGTAGTTTCTCGTTGCGTTGTTTTGTAAGCTCTAGAGCAGACCATGCAGCTTGCTCAGAGTCCTTGGCAATGAGATACCAAGTACCGTCTGTGGTCGTGACTTCGTATTCTTTGTATGGTCGAACAGTTGTTAGCATGATGCCTCCGATGATTGTGAATTATTTGCTAGTAGTCTCTTGCTTGATTGGTACAACGTTGCTTACATATATACCTTTCTGTACACGTCCCCTCGTAATGGCATCACGACACTGCTGTGCGATGACCTCAATATCAATTGCTCGATCTGTTGACGGGTTGTAGTACATACTTATGCGGCGTGTTCGAGGGCTAGATCTTGGAAGTAATCAGTGAAGGCATACAAGCTCTCACGTTCAACAGTTGTAAACGTGTCAGTGTCCTTGAGAGCACGGTTAAGTGCCTTCAAGACAAGCTTGAACTCATCAGGATAGACATCAACCTTAATAGCAGTGGAGAATTCAGCCATAATTCCTCAATAGAAATACTCGTCAACTTCATTCATGATGCGCCTTGTGAAGCTATCTAAGATGGCATCAATCTGTTCATACTCAAATTGAACCTCGTCAACATTGAGTAAAGCATTACGAACACCACGCTCAATGCAATCTTCAAGCAGTCTAAATGTGCGTACTTGCATGGCTCAGAAGTTATTGTTGAAGAAGAACGTATCACAATCCAACTTAATGGTGCTGAAGTCATAGCTCAGGCTATGATCCCAAACACGTTGCCAATCCACGTAATAGAGAGGAATAGCAAGCTCATCTTGAACAGAGCTAGCAATCAGCCCCTCATAGAACTCTTGAGCAAAGGTTTCTTCTGCTTTCCAGCATTCATACTCAGCGTAATAGGCATCATCAAACTGTCGATTGTTCTCAATACCCAGATCATCAAGCTCACTAATGAAATCAATGACCTGATCTACATCCCACTTATCAGCAAATGGAATGCGATCAACAATAGCGTCATACAGTGCTTGGTATTGCTCATCTTGTGAGTCATACCATTGTGTGAGGCTAGTGTACTCAGTGGTAGCAGTGGCAGTCATGATAGGCTCCGTGATGATTGTGAATGAATCAGGCAGTAACAAGCTCTACATCTTCAGTTGATGTGTCAACAACACCCCAACCTTCTACATCCTTGGCATAGTCAGTAACCAACACATCAAGCGTGTTGAGAATGTCATTGCCATCCTTCTGATTGCGAAGGCGTTGGATGTAGGACTTCTTGAGCAGTTCTTGATAAGTAGCAGGCATGATGAAAGACTCCGTGATTAAGTATGTGTTAATGGACAGGTTAGTTAAACAAACTCCATGGATGGCAACACCTGCATACCAACAGCAAGTTGATTGAAGGCGTTCTTATATGTACGAGCGATGTCGTACACATGATCAACATCATCTGTACTGATAGTCATCAACTTACAATCCTCGTGTTCACCTAGCCATACACCATCGACATCTTGAACTGTGTACCCATCAACGATCGTGTCTACGATGTGCAAGAACTTAGCCCATTCAATGTCAGTGACATACGAACCATTAGGTATATTGCGACCCATGAACAGTTGATACGTTGCCATTAACCGTAAACCTCCATAGATGTCAGGTATTGATCAACCTCTTCATTGTTACTGATGAAGTCAGCAACATCATCGAGGTCATGGAATGCCTCACCATATTGATCACCGCATCCATCAACTAGATAGTATTCATATTCATCTGTCTCTTCATTGTCAACCATGATCAGGTCAAACGATGTGCAATTAAGCAATGCACTCCTGAGTAGGTCAAATGTGTAAGCCATAGTCAATCCTCCGTATGTGTGTTAGTGTATATGTTAATCGTGCCATGATCAATTTAGCATGTGGCTCTGCATTTACATACATACATACGTGGTCGTGACAGCTGGTCGGGTTGCAACCATATCTCTGTCTCGCGGGATCGCTCGCTCCGCTAGTTCCGTCTTGTGACGACCAATTAGATTGTCAATGTGCTTGGTGGCTAGAGCCCGCTGCCCTGTCCCCCACCGAGTGGGCGAGGCACGAGTCCCTCACCCGATGAACCTAATATACCATAGTGCACAAGTGCCCGTAGTTCGCCCTGATACCAAACGGCTAATTGACCCTATCAGAAGAACTGATGGGTATGCTAGGCATCAATATGTGGTGCAGTGCTGTTGGTGTTCGAGTAGTTGCGCGTGAGTGTGAACGTAGTGAGTGCATTGTGTGAAGAGCACATAACATCATTGGCCTCTATATGCCTCTGTATGGCGTTGTATGTGTTGACCATCTCCTACTACCTGAATGATATTACAAGGGCATTGTAGAGGCTTGTAGGCGTGTTTGGTGATGATTTAGCGTTGATGGGTTAGTGAATAGTAAAATCGCTACAGATCGCATGAAATTGAGGCTTATTGAGAATAGGTTGCAATAACAAATACAGTGAGGACTAGTGAGTTATAACATAGTTCAACACGATACACGCCTCGTTAGATACGGCATCTAGCGATTCAAAAAGCCTCCATCCTCGCTTAATTGATACCCCGCCACGGGGGTAAAAACGTCCATCCCCCCGCGTATACCACTTCACAAAATTATGTCAAATTTCCTGAGACCACATTGCCTCACAGACATTCGGTATTTCCGAATAGAGAATATCCTGAACCTGTCCAGCAATCTGTGCGTGTTCCTTCTGGGTCCCATGAGCGGTCCTAAGGTCACAGTAATGCAACCAAGACCTAACACTACCATTCATATACAGACGTGTTGGAGCTGCCATTGGTAGCACTTCTCTAGCACACTCTTTAGCAATACCTGCATCTAGCATATCTCGATAAAGCCGATAGCTATTACAGTAGTGTTTAGCAATCTCAAACTGAAACTTCTTATCTAGTACTTCATCAAGGTTATCAATACTATTCTGTCGGTTCTTCAGGTCTTGTGTTCTAAGTTGTGGAATCTCTGGCATTTCAGTTACAGCTGCATAGCGTTGACTGAATTCCTGAAAGGAAAAGGATCTATGCCGTAGGATCTGTGCTGCAATAGACCTAGTTGTATTGATCTCTACGCACATATTAACCATTTCAAAGGGAGACCAGTGTTGATGCTTGATCAGATACCTGATGAGCTTTGTTGAGGTCTCAGTATTAGATTGATTAGAGGGGTTAGACACTCTTGCCATGTAGGCAATGAGTTCTTCAGCATTAGGAGTGATGTGTACAAGACTAGCTGTATGGGTCATTAGGTGGGTGATCTAATTGCTTGTATGCTGAGATGTGAATGTCATCGTAGAGAGTGGGTATGTATCTCTTATGATAAGAGACATCATAACCATCGCTATCAAAATAGGATTGTTTTAACTCATTATAGGTTTGAGGGGATCTGAATAGATGGGTAGGTTGTTTACGGTATGTTCTACTCATGACTAGACAGCTGTATAATAAGTGATAACAGGGATGATCCTTTGTGATCATCAAGTGTTATCCAGTATTAAGTCTCTTAAGTGGAGTGGTAGAGGAGTTTGTGTCTTTGTGTCTGTACTTACAGAATGTCCTTCCCCAGGGACATTAGTAAAGAGGGGAAGATGAACAAGACAACTTGTTTGTCTTGGATGTCTTCCCCCACTACAGAGGGGTGGTCCACCCTCCACCTCCCTGTATACACCCCACATTGCACCTAAACCCAGGTGGGGACTGACTTCTTACCACTCAGTCCTCTAGCCTTTTGACGTTGATCTAAACTAAAGCCAAAGACTAGGTGATCAGTCGCTGCTTGTGGGTTATCAATGAAGGATTCAAGGAGGTCTTGCCAGTCTTCTTGCTTCCTCATTTTGACTGTTTCATAGGCAGAGATAGACATAGCGTCTGTGAAATACTTCACACCTTGAGCTAAGCTATCAAGTCTGTCGTCATGTTTAACAGCTCCCTTTTCCCGACACATTCTACTCATCTGATAGAAGAGCATGTATAGGAGACGCTCTTCTGGTGCTGCTTCTTTATTAGAGTTATAGTCCCATTCCACCACGCTACGATCCATGATGAGTCGGTGTTGATTCATCACAGGTTCTAGGGCATCAATGATACGGTCTTCTTTACGAACATTAGCCCGTACTTCCTCAACATCTATGGCTTGCTTGGTTTGTTGTAGGTGTTTTTTGAACAGTTCTGCGACGATACCGTCACCGAAGTTGGTTTCGATGAGGAGTTTAGTAACATTGTAGCGCTTACACCCACGAAGGATGTCAAGAAGTGTATTGTCGCTATAACCATCGCGATACGCTCGTATTTCGTGAACGTAGAGGAACCCATTTCTTTGACTGATATATGTAGCTGCTGTCTCGTCTGTACCTCTACCTGATGGGTCTACGGAGCAGATTGTCTCCGTGTATGGCCCCCAATCGCCTTGAAGCTGCATCGGGGAGTAGAAGTAATCACCCGGTAGGCCAACCGTAGGCAGATCTTTGAGAACATTACGAGGGTCAGAGCACCACACAACAGCATCCGGCGCTTGAGTCGGGTTAACCGAGGTAACGACAAGATCACTGAATTTAAGTGGGAACTTTTCTGCATCACTTAGAGAAGTATCTAATTGGAACTGAAGCATAAAGTTTGAACGACCCATAGATGCTTCCCGTTCAAGGAGATCATCATTGGTGAAGCGATCAGAGTCTGTTGGGGTCCATTCTTCAGCTCCCATTTCGATGTCTTCCACAAGTTGAGGAGCGAGTAGTCCTTCATATTGAGAAAGTTTATCTTTGCGGGGATAACGAGAAGTCCAAACAAAAGGTCTGTAGCTACGTTCAGCTAGTTTGCGGTAGATCGTAAAAGTTGTCTGGGGAGTACCCAGGTACATAATGCGACTATCTTTCTTAGGCGTCAGGATGGATTCAGCCTCTGTACAGAGTTGTAGAAGCTTTTCTCGCATCAGTTCTGTCATGGAGTTACCAGGAACTTCCACGTCATCCAAGATCATCAGGTCTGCACGGCTACCCGTCAGCTGACCTGTGATACCGACTGATTTAACAGAAGGTGCTTGGTGAGGAGAACAGTTCACATCAAAGCTGATACGACTCCAGCGAGCTTCATCACTCTTAGGTCTAAGGTGAGACAGCCAAGGTGTTTCAATGATCAGCTTCTGCAGGAAGATACTCATGTTGTCTGCACGCTCTTTTGAAGCGGAGATGATCATGATCTTCTTCTCTACATTATTAAACAGGGTCCACAACACAAATGCTCCAGTAATCCAGCTCTTACCGACTCCTCGGAAGGCTTGGATCTGTAGTCGTTTAGGACCGTGTTGTAGGTAGTCAGCAATTGCGTATTGCGCTCTAGTGGGTGAAGGTAAATCAAGCTGTGCCCACAATGCCTGCAGGAACAGCTTGAAGTCTTCCCTCAACGCAGTGAGGGTATCCATGTTAATCAGCGAGCTTTACACCACGACCTGGCATGTATGTGTTGTGGATGCGTTCAATGAGACCAATCTCTTTGACGATATTCCGCAACTGAACAGCAGGATCGCCAGGCCTGATACGGGTCTTGGGATCATAGGGCTGTCCCAGAATGGCTTCCATATTGAGAGCAGCATTCTTAGAAGGTAAGAAGCCGTAGCCTGTTTGAGCCCTAGCAATGGGGTTCTTACCGTTTAGATACTTAGGGCTGATATATTTTAGCAGATGTGACAGCACATCATTGGCGCCGTCTTTTTTAGATACAGCAGCAGATGGACTGCGAGCCGTAGTTACTTTAAGGTTGTTATTTGGCATTAGCGAGGACGTGTGTTAGGACGTTTGCTAGCATCAGGTACTCCACCCCTTGGATCACGAACAGCAGGTTTAGTGGTTGTAATAGAAGCGCCCCTACCCGACAAATTAGGTTTTAAACGACTGTTGGGGTTTGCTACAACTGGTATAGGCAGCCTACTCAAGGTTGCCTGAGTAGTCCGCTGGTTTACATTTGGTCTAACAGGACGCTGATTACCAGTAATAGCACCCATTACTAGATCCCAAAACTGGTTTGATTTATCTTTGCTTTCAGCTCTACGACGTTCTTGTGTCGGAAGCGCATTAGATGCATGTGTCGAATCTGCAGTATTACCAGACTCAATTATTCCAATAGTATTATCAAGAGTAGTCAAAGCTGCGGCTTCTGCCGGTGAAGCACCACCAGCCATATAGAGGCCAAACCCAGCAATAGCACCAGCAGTACCTAGTCCAGGAAGACGCCTTGGAGTTCTACCAACTCTGATAGCCGGTGGTTTAGTTGGAATACGTTCAGGTGCTCTTGGTACTACACCTGTGTATGGTGTTCGCCCGATTCTAGGTGTATCAAGGTTAGGAGCAGTAACGGTAGGGGGTTGACCTTTTTTCTGTATGGCGAGAATGTGCGGTTTAGGGTTAACCGGATTGCCGTTGCTATCAAATGTCAAAGAACTTGGCGGTAAAACTTGAGCGTTAGTTATACTGCCAGAGGGGTTCGTTGTGTGAGGACTGAGAGCAGTCCCCTGTGTAACTCCTTTTTGCAATAGAGATTGATGTTTAGTTAGTCTAGCAGCTTGGCGAGTCTGTGCTGCTTCAATGTCTCGCTCATTGGCCATACCACCCCTTGAAAAGTCGTAGCCATCTTCAAGAATTCTACGATCTTTAAGCTCAGAAAGTTGATCAAGCTGCTGTTTAATTGTTTCATCCCTATCTAACTGTGATCCAAAAAGAGCACCAATGCGGTCGGATCTTGGTTTTCCATCTCGCTCAAACTCTTGAATGCGTTGCGATATTAACCTATCTCTGATAGTTGCTCTGTCAGATTCATTAGCTCCATTTGAAATTGCCTGAAGATCGGCTTCAGTGAGATACTGAGATCCGGTTACATTAAGATTGTTGTTGACTAGATCCCACTCATGAAAGTCGCTTAACCAACCGTAGGATGCACGACTGGTTTTACTTACTTCTTTAATATCCCCTCTAGGATCAGCACCTCTAAATCTATTTAGATCAGCGATTTCATTGTTACCTGCTCGTTTGCTTTCAGCACCTCCAAATTTATTAGCTAGCCAATGACCTCGATCAAAAGCAATTCCAGTTTCCGATTGAAGTTGCTGATTTTCAAGATTCATCAACTTCCACTCTTGTCTAACTGCCTTAGTGTACAGGTCAGCCGTTTTTACCCCGTATGTTTTACGAATATAATCGTAAACAGGTGGAGGTAACCCCCCATCTGCTGACATGTATTTTCTAGTATTGATTTTTACGCGACCAGTTTCTTTATCTACAGACAACGGTGGTCCTTGATAATTAACTTTAAAAGCGTTAGCTTCAAGTTGTTTTGAAGTGAACCTTTTGCCTGATTTATCTATAACAGCCTGAGCCGCTAATAGTAAATCTTCCTTTGACTTAATCCCAGGAGGCAACTTACCAGAACGATAATAATAGTCAAAAATAGTATTAGTTCCTTCTGGCGTAGAAAAATTGGCATTTGCCGCATTTAGAATGTAACTTGGAAGTTCAGTTCTATTTGGTATAGGCTTGACAGTAACCATTTCTCATAAAAAAAACCACCCCTTGCGGAGCGGCTTATACGCATATGTACAGGTTGATCAATCAAGACCCATCCGACGACGCCTCATACGCTCAGCAAGAGTCATACCCTTGCTCGCTTTATTAGGCTCAGACGGTGAAGCTGGAGAAGCAGGCTTGGCAGGTTCAGCCTTACCAGCGCTATATCCAGGACCCATGTAACGAGCACCACTAGGGGAAACGTACTTGCTCTTATCTTCAGGAGTGCTGTAGTTCTTTGCGGGCTTTGGCTTCAGGTCCTCTGAAGTGAGATTGCTACGCCCTTGTTGACGAGACATAGAAGTAGCACCCATACGAGCTGTCTCTTCTTTGAACTTAGAGACATAACTACCTTTATAATTCTTGTCTTGATTCTTCATTCCTGCATCAGCCTTAGGAGCGCTAGCAGGGGCCTTCTCTGTAGGCTTTGGAGGTGTAGACCTAACAGCAGGTTTAGGGGCACTAGAGGGGCTAGGAGAGGGCTTTGGTGAGGGTTTAGCCTTCGGCTTACCTGCATTAGGGTCTCCAGTCCATCCACCACTCGTCCTAAATTCAGGATCCCTCTTAGATTCAGGTGTAGCTGGAACCTTGGCAGCAGGTTTAGCCTTCGGCTTAGAGGCTTTAGGGTTAGTGCGACGACCAGCACCAGCAGTTGTACGCAGTGAAAAGGTCGCACTATTTTGACCTGTTCGTTTTTTGTTAGATGCCATTATTCAATGTGCGATAAAATAAGGTTTTCTCTATTGGTAATTCCAAAAGTGGCTCTCATCCATTGGAGCCAGTTGTTACTTCCCTTAGCCTGATTACATGAACGGCAGGACGGAACAAGGTTCTTGGTAAAAGAAGCTCCGCCATAACAGCGAGGCTTAACGTGATCAAGAGTAAGTTCATCAGGTTCATAAGTGTTACCACAATAGACACATTGATTATTGAAGTGTTCCTTAATAGCGCGTCTCCAAAGACGCTTTGCTTCGGGACTTGTCATGGCTATTAGGTTGTGTAGGTAGTAATCAGGTTCAGGGAAGAGAGGCGTCATGCGTACTTCTTGCCAGTTCTTGGTCGTTTACGGTTAGATGTTGGTTTCTCAAGCTTGCCTTTGTTAGGGCCTGTGTGAGAAGCATCCATTCCATCGCCATTTCCGTATGTTCCAAGTTTCCTGTTAAGCTTGTTTGCTGCAGTGCGAATCTTGAGACCTTCTTTGGTCTTGTTATATTTAGCCTGTTGCTTCAGACGCTTAGCTCTTGCTTCAGGGTTTTGCTTATAGTATTCAGCTGTAGACCTTGCCATACAACCTCTTCTGTACTAGCTCCGGATCTATCTTTGGCATGATGGTGGCCAGCTTATCCAGTGGATTACCGTCATATGCAACACCACTGATGTCATTTTTAGAGAGCCAGTCACACGCTGCTTTTAGGTCAGCAGTAGAGGCTTCACCGGATTTAATCCGATTAAGTAGCTCTTGCGTGACCATATTATGGAGTTCATTGAACATGTCCTCCGTTGCTTTCTTGTTAGCCATTTCTCAATACGATCTGGTCTAGTTTGTTTTCGATGCGGATCATGTGATCCTCCATCTTTTGAAGGGCAGTGGCTAACTCTTGTCGTGGAACATACTTCTCAGCAAGACGAAGTTCAATGTCGTCAATACGTTTGTCGATAGTATCCATACGAGAGTTTGACTTACCGTGAATGGTCATCACACCACTACCCACCCCAACAATGAGTGATACAACTCCAGTTATGAGTGCTTCAATCATG